CGCAGTTTTCTGCGGAAACCTAACGCTTGTCCAGGTGCAAGGAGATAACTCATGTGCAGCGTAACTAACATCCAGCAAGTCAAATGGCAGCGTCAGCGCGATATGCATACCGAGCAGGTGCTGATTAGCAAAGAGCAGGAGCTTGAGCGCAGTCTTGAGTATGTGCGCGAGCAGCTGCGGGAAGTGCGTAATCGGCTTGGAACGAATAAGCCAACTGGAGGAGATGCAGCATGAGCCTATTCCAGTGTGAGAATTGTGGTTGCGTAGAAAATACGGCGCTTTCATCGCAAGGGTTCAATGGATTTTTCGAGAAGTTATACGACTGGTCATATGCTCCAGAGCGAAAGGGAATGAAGCTGTGCAGCGCGTGTGGACCGGTGAAATATAGCGACGGTGAAAATACTGAGTATGGGAAATGGCATAAGGTATTTCCTCGTCAATATCTCCCGCTAGGAATGTTCGAGACCAACGAGGTAGGTAATCTCGCGCATAAGGAAACAAAGAGCGATGACTATAAGCCATACATAATCAAGCAAGAGGGTAGCTGGCCTAAAGGAGAGTTATTGTGAAACACACTCCGATATTCGGCATGGTTAACTTCATCGACGATGCTCATTTCCGCCGCGTATGGAAACACCCAAAGAAAACCATCAACACCCGCCAGAAAGCATGGGTTCACTACATGCTTCAGGTATGGGGCAAGGTCAACGCAGGTGATGATTCCCCTGGTGGTGCAATAAACGTTATCGGTCGCCTGATGATTCGTAGCCAGTGGAGCGATGACAAGGCTAAGCAGATTGAGTCTGTTGTTATGCGCCTGTACGAAGAAGATGGACTGCGTGGAGATGCGCTCTATAAGAAAGCTCGCGAACTGGTCATCCCTCAATCATCGTTCAGCAACATCATCGCTCTCGCCAAAGAATCCGATGATGCTGCTTTCGTTGAACGTGTGATGGTCAAGACGTTTCACCGTGAAAGCCCCGTCCGCGATGTAGCTATTAAGCGATATTGCAATCGCAATTGCACGCAAGATATTGCCAGACTGATGAATGCAGTCACCGGAATGGATATCCAGTCATGCAGGCGCAGGGTTGTTTGGTGCGAGAACGTGCTCGATTCGGAAATCTTTTATGCGATGAAGCGCGAAATTGAGAAGGAATTTCCACAGGCAGCATAATATTTAGGTAAATTGTCCTAAATAACTTGATTTCGCAAAATTGAAGTAGTACATTTTGTGTATGCTCGGAGCAGAAGCGAACAGAGCAGCCAAACAAACAAGCCCTGAGGTTTACGCCTTGGGGCTTTTTGCGTTTTAAGCACGACCTTTCTGAAAGCGCATCCCACCAAATACCAGACAGACAATACCCTCACCTTATCCGCTGTGGCTACGGTGCTATGCGCTTTGCAAAAAAGAAAACCCAGCATTGAGCTGGGCTTCGTGAAAATGGGCGACAAGAGACTGCGCTAACAGCCTCCTGTCATCTTGCTCATGATTGGACTCACGAACAAAGACCGAGGCCCATATCGTCTGATCAGACGCCATGACCATAGATCGGATTTGTTCAGCAGACAATTACCTAGATTCTTAATTTTGAACAAATCCCCATTTTCTCGGGGGTAGAGTATGTACCGTATGGACAAGATAAGAGAATGGCTCAGTTATTGGTTCGGAGGCCTGACAACGATGGGTGGCGTTCTATCCCTTAACGACTGGGCGATCATCATTGGTATTCTCTGTACCGTCGGCACATTCGGCATCAACTGGTACTACAAGCGCAAAGAGCGCGAGGACAGATTGAATGGGAATGTCACCGGCACTCAGAAATAGCGTTATCGCAGCACTCGGAACCGGCGCTGTTGGAATTGCAACGGTAATGGTATCTGGCAAGACCGGATTGGAAGGTCGCGAGCACTACCCCTATAAAGACGTAGTTGGTGTTATCACCGTCTGCGATGGGCACACAGGTAAAGACATTGTATGGGGTAAATATTACTCCGACAAAGAATGTGACGCCCTGACCCGTAAAGATATGCAGCGCATAGCCTCTCAGGTTGACCCGCATATCAAAGTGCCAACCACTGAAACTCAACGCGCAGCAATTTACTCTTTCGCTTACAACGTCGGCGCAACAGCCACAATCAACTCCACTCTGCTGAAGAAGCTGAATGCCAAAGACTATGCCGGAGCGTGCTCAGAGCTTAAGCGCTGGGTATATGCAGGCGGTCAGAAGTGGAAAGGGCTGGTTAACAGGCGTGACGTTGAATATCAGGTATGCACCTGGGGGCAAAAATGACAGCGCGTGCATGGATAGTAATCCTGATTGAATTGCTGTTATCCGGTTTGATAATTGTCATCCTCTATACCAGTGCTTCTAATCAGAAGGAGCGAGCGGAAGATGCAGAGCAAAAGCTAGCGCTGGCAACCGAAACCATCACCGATATGCAGACAAGGCAGCGCGACGTTGCCACTCTCGATGCCAAATACACGAAGGAGCTTTCTGATGCTAATGCGACTATCGAAAGTCTCCGCGCTGATGTTTCTGCTGGGCGTAAGCGCTTGCAAGTCTCCGCCACCTGTTCAAAGTCAGCGTCCGGAACCAGCGGCATGGGCGATGGAGAAAGCCCAAGACTTACAACAGATGCTGAACTCAATTATTACCGTCTCAGAAGTGGAATCGACAAAATAACCGCGCAGGTGAATTACCTGCAGGAATACATCAACACCCAGTGCCTGAAGTAACCCACCATAGCGCTACATCTTCGCTGCTTACCTGCATTAGCCATGACTGCAGTCCCTCCTTCTGCAAAAGCGTGCAGGTTATTCGAAAAAGATGATACCGCGTCACAGCATTGCGGGATGTCTGTGGCGTTCATAGCTGCCTTCTCAAGCAGTGGTAGAAGAATTGAGGATATATAAAATTCTGCAAATGGTGTCGGTAAAGCGCCATTGACAGAGTTTTATGTAGATTTGAAGCGTCACTGGTGTCGAGAATTCCCAGTGAGATATCCAAACATCCAGCAGGAAATTCCAAAATGACTAAACGCGCTATCTCAACTGGTGGTTATCCAATCGAAGTATCCACCCCTACTGACCCGGTAACCATTCCAGCAGCGACAACCTTAGCAATCGGCGGGGTTAAGAAGATGGCTGCCCAGGCTGATTCAACTGCAACCGATGTTGCTGGTCTGCTGGCTGACTTCAACGCCCTGCTGGCTAAAGCTCGCGCCGCTGGACTGATGTGATGATCACCGTAAAGGTGGTTGCACAAAAGCGGTGGTGGGTAAGCCCATTACTGTTCGTGCTTAAGGCATTTGTCTATGCACGCATCGTTAAAGAGAAACATATTGAGCCGCTAACTGATTTCATTGCCAGATTCGGCTTCAAGTTCAGAACAGAGAAATAACATGGCAAAGCTCACCGACAAACAAGAGCTGTTTGCCCGTGAGTACCTGAAAGACCTCAATGCCACTCAGGCAGCTATCAGGGCGGGTTACAGCGAGGACTCTGCCGCCTCACAAGGATGCGAGAACCTTATAAAACCCAATATCGCAAAACGCATAGCTGAGCTTAAGGCTGAACGAAACGAAGAGGTTGGTGTAGACGCTGCCTACGTATTGCGACGCCTCACAGAAATCGACCAGATGGACGTGCTCGATATCCTGCTTGCTAACGGAGAACTTAAGCCGATTAAAGACTGGCCGAAGGTATGGCGAACAACGCTATCAGGAATGGATGTCGTCGAGTTGGCATCAGCTGACAGCGCTGCCTTGCTGAAGAAAATCAAATGGCCTGACAAAGTGAAGAACCTTGAACTGCTCGGTAAGCACGTCGACGTGCAGGCGTTTAAAGAAAACATAAAGACTGAGCAGACGGGAACAATGCAAGTCGTCAACTACTCGCCATCGGATTATGCCGCAGCGCAGCAAGCGCTGGAAGGGAAGCTAACCGGACTGGATTAAGCATATGAACGAGATTATCGAATGGGATGATTTGTCATTCCCTGAGCGTGTAGTGCTTCGTTCAAAGTCCACCAAATCGTTTCTCAACTTCACTCGCCTGTGGTTCGAACTTATTCAGGGTGATCGCCTTCTGGTTAACTGGCATCACCGGTTAATGGCGTCAAAGATTGATGACCTGATAGCCGGTCGGTTAGAGCCGCGAAACCTGATTATCAACATTCCTCCTGGCGGGACGAAAACAGAGTTCTTCTCCATTCACTTTCCGGCCTACGTCAACGCACTGGTGCAGGAAGGCAAGCTCAAGCGCTTTCGTAACCTGAATATCTCGTTTGCTGACACTCTGGTTAAGCGTAACTCGCGCCGCACCCGTGACATTATCGCCAGCAAGGAGTATCAGGAATTCTGGCCTTGCTCGTTCGGTGTCAACCAGGCGGAAGAGTGGGAGATAAAAGATGATCGCGGTCGCTCAATCGGGCAGACGGTTTCCCGTTCTAGTAACGGGCAAATCACCGGTGGTCGTGGCGGATACTTCGGCCCCGAGTTCTCCGGCATGGTTATGCTGGATGACTACAATAAGCCCGTCGACATGCTCAGCGAATCGCGCAGGAACAGTGCCAACACGCTTCTGGTTAATACCATTCGCTCTCGTCGTGGTGATAAGTCAAAAGAGCATCCAACGCCGTTTGTGAGCATTCAGCAGCGTCTTCACACCGATGACGCAACAGGATTCATGTTATCTGGAGGGATGGGCGTAAAGTTCCACCATGTAGCTATCCCTGCGCTGATTGACGAGAAGTACATTCAGTCTCTTGCTGAGCCATGGCGCTCTCTGTGCTGGGAGACGGTGAAAGATACCGACTCTGTGGAGGTGTCCGGCACTCGCTACTGGTCATACTGGCCGCAGATGGAAGACGTGAACGACCTCCTGCAACTCTGGGAGAAGGACCGCTACACGTTCCTCTCTCAGTATCAGCAAAACCCGATGGCGCTTACTGGAGGCATCATCGATACGGACTGGTTCCAGACGTACACCACGCTTCCTAAGCTCACTCACCGCGCCGTATACGTCGATACGAACAGTGGCAAGGTTGAGGACTGGCTTGATTACACGGTATTCACGCTTGTTGGCATGGGTGTGGATGGAAACCTCTACATCATCGATGTCGTACGTGGCCGCTGGGACCCTGAAGACCTCCTGAAGAAAGCAGAAGAGGTTTGGGAAAAATGGCGTATGCAGGGCTCGCTACGAATCATGCCGATGCGTCACATGGCTATCGAAGAGAAACAGGCCGGGCAAGGTCTGATAACCACCCTCAAGAAGCGCAACAGTATTCCGGTTAAAGAGATTCCACGCGGTGCAGGCCAGAACAAACTGGTTCGCTGCCTCAACGTCATTCCTCAGATTAAAACTGGCAAGGTCTATGTTCCTGCCACTCACGATGAACATGGTGCTATCAGGCCTCACGTTTACTACGAGGACGGTACGGTAGCCGGTACTACCTCATGGGTTATCACCGCAATGACTGAATGCGCCGCGTTCTCTGCTGACGACAGTCACGATAATGACGACATCCTTGATACATGGATGGATGCCATTGACGACAATCTTATTTCTGGTCGCCAGCCGATGGTTATCGACCCGAGCCAACTCAGGAGAATTTAAGTGTGGCCGTTTAAAAAGAAACAAGTCGCCGCGCCTGAGCCGGTGAAAGAACAAAAGCCGGAGATGAAAATCCGACCTGAGGCGGTGGCAGAAATTCAGGCTAAACCGCATCGAGAGATTGAACAGTACAAGCCACCAAAAGGCGTTATCCCTGAGAGCATCGAGAAAGGCATTCTGGCGATGGACTCAACGCCATATGGAGCGCTGAACGAAGCTTATGTGGGATATACCTATGGCTATCATGACAGCTTCCCGGGATATCCATACCTGGCTACGCTCGCTCAAAAGCCCGAGTATCGCAAGATGGTCGGAACCATCGCTGAAGAGATGACCCGCAAGTGGATTAAGCTCAAGACGGTCGGTGATGACGATAAAGCAGATCGCGTTAAGCAACTCTACGCTGCAATGGAAAAATTCAAGGTTAAGGACCGATTCCGAGAAGCAGCAGAGCATGACGGATACTTTGGCGGCGGCCAGATTTATATCGATGTACAGTCCGCCAGAGGCGTGTCTGCATGGACTGACCCGGTAGAGTTGGGGTCAAGGCTGTTCCTGTCTGACAAGAAGATTAAGAAAGGCAGCCTCAAAGGATTCACCGTTATCGAGCCAGTATGGACTTACCCGGGCGTCTACAACACAGATAACCCGATGAGCCCTGACTTCTACAAGCCGACTGAATGGTTTGTGATGGCTAAGACGGTCAATTCGAGCCGTATGCTTGACTTCGTATCTCGCGAGGTTCCAGACCTTCTAAAGGCAGCATACAACTTCCGTGGGCTGAGTCTGACGCAGATTGCCGAGCCATACGTCAATAACTGGCTGAGAACGCGAGACAGTGTTAGCGACCTGATTCATTCGTTCACCATTCCTGTGCTCTCGACCAATATGGCGACAGTGTTACAAGGCGGTGGCGCAGAGTCGCTAATTAATCGCCTTCAGATGCTCAATCAGTGCCGGGATAATCGCGGCGCTTTCGCAGTAGATAACACGCCAAGCCAGGAAGAAAAAGCTGAATTCATTAGCGCACCTCTTGGTGGTCTTGATGCCCTACAGGCGCAGGCACAGGAGCAAATGGCAGCGGTGTCCAGCATTCCTCTGGTGAAGCTGTTAGGCATTTCTCCTGCTGGCCTTAACGCATCATCCGATGGAGAGATTCGAGTCTTCTACGACTACATTCACGCCCTGCAGCAATCCATCTTCAAGGATAACCTGAAGCGCGCTCTGGACATCATCCAGCTTTCAGAGTTTGGCGACATCGACCCGGATATCTACTTCGAGTTTGAGCCTCTCTACGAGATGACCGAGAAAGAGAAAGCGGAAATTCGCAAGATTGACGCTGATACCGATGCGGTTAACGTAGCAACTGGAGCGCTTACGGGTAATGAGATTCGGCAGAAGATCGCAAATGACCCCGACAGCCCATACCACTCACTGGACCTAAGCGATGACATCGAAATCGAAGATGACTACGAAGACGATGACCAGCGGGAAGAAGAAATCGACGCGGCAAACGCTGAGAGCAATTCATCCTAATGCCGGTGTTGAGGCGTGGTATCGAAGACAGCTAGACAACCACATCAGAGAGATGCAGAAGTCCGTTGTGTACTGGCTAACCGCTAACTACAAAGCGAGTGGTGCAGAGGTGGCAATGGACGCATCTCCTGCCGTGTTTATGCGCGATGCCATGAGGAGGCTCGCTAAACGATGGACAAAGGCATTTGACAACGTATCTCAGAAGCTGGCCGAAAGGTTTGCCGGTGATGCGATGAAGAATACTGATGTATCTCTCCATAACGCGCTTGAAACGGCAGGCTTAACGGTTGAGTTCAAGATGACAGCGCCGATGAATAACGCACTGCAGGCAACCATTGCAGAGAACGTTGGGCTGATACGCTCGATTCCTGAGAAATATTTCACTGAGGTAGAAGGTCTGGTTATGCGCTCGGTTGCACGAGGCCGCGACCTGTCTTACCTCAGTGACGAGCTTCAGAAGCGTTATGGCATCACGCGAAGGCGTGCGGCATTAATCGCACGCGATCAGAACAACAAAGCAACTTCAGTAATGCAGGCAGCAAGGCAGCAATCACTTGGTATCACTCAAGGCGTGTGGAAGCACTCGCATGCTGGCAAAGAACCACGACCATCGCACGTTAAAGCTGATGGAAAGGTGTTTGAGCTAAGCAAGGGAATGTACCTCGATGGCAAATGGGTGATGCCTGGCGAGGAAATCAACTGTCGTTGCACCTGGTCACCAGTCATACCCGGTCTTAGCTAGACGGAATAAACAATGAAAACAACTGAACGGTTGGCATTTGACCGCGCATCAATGCGCTCGTTTGATGGTAATGGCAGGCTTCAGGTTAAGTTAAGCAATATCAGCAAGGCTAATGTCTGCCCCTACTTCGGGAGAGAGATTCCAAATGCTGAAAAGCTCGGGCTAGAGCCAGATAAGATTTACCAGTTATGGCGACACCCTGACGAACTGAAGAAAGCCGCTGCAACATTCAACAACATCCCCCTTTTATCAATCCATACACCTGACTTCCCCGGCGACCCACCACGCGAATATCGCGTTGGCGTAACGCATTCAAATGCAGACTTTGACGGAACGTATCTGACAAACGGTTTATCGGTTTGGGATGACTCCGCAATAGCCGGTATTGAGACGGAAGAGCAGGAAGAATTGTCTTCGTCGTACCAATACGTCGCTGACATGACCCCCGGAGTTACACCGAATGGAGAGCCTTATGACGGCATCATGCGGGATATCATCGGGAACCACGTAGCGCTGGTTGAAAGAGGCCGCGCAGGAAGCGACGTATTGGTCGCAGATTCATTACCCCCGGAGTTAATGCTCATGAGCAAACGTAAAGCCGCGATTATTCGCGCAACGCTGAAGCCGTTACTGGCAGCTGATGCTGATTTGGAGGCTGAAGTACGGAAGGCGCTTCTGGCGCTGGATGAAGCCGAAAAAGAAGACGAGAAAGAAAAGAAACCGGCTGAAGACGAGGATGACGACAAGGACGACGAGAAGAAGAAAACCGCTGACGACGAAGATGACGAAGACAGCGATGACAAAAAGAAAAAGACCGCCGATGACGAAGACGATGAAGACGATGACAAGAAAGACGACAAAGTCTCCAAAACGGCAATGGATAGTGCGATCCGTTTAGCAGCAGACAGCGCAACCAAACGTGCGGCTGAGAACTTCCGCAAAGTGCGTGAAGCTGAACAGGCGGTTCGCCCTCTGATTGGCGACGTTGTGGCGATGGACTCCGCTGATGATGTCTACCGCACTGCACTTGAGCAGGCTGGCGTGGATATCGAAGGTGTTCATCCTTCGGCCTTCCCTAAGATGGTCAAAATGGCTATCGAGCAGCAGAACAACAAACGCCCTGTCATTGCGCAGGATTCCGCATCTCACAGCGAATTTGAGAAAGCTTTCCCGACCGCTGGCAAACTGAAACGAGGTTTCTAACATGGCAGGTTTTCAGAGTGTAATTAACCAATACCCAGCACCGGGTGTTGAAGGTGGCTTTGCGAGCACCAACCCTCACGCAACTTTCCTGGCTGGCGAAGCAGCATTGGTAGCTGGCACTAGCGGTCTGACCGTAGGTCGCTTTGCATGGGCTGTCGATGGTGTTGCATCAAATACAGGTACCGGCGCTCCTTCTGGCTTCGTGCATCGCGATGGTCAGGCTTCAATCACTGTATGGCTTGGTGAAGCGTCAATGCTCATTCAGCCGGGTCGTGAAGTAACCCTGATGACCGCTGGGGACTTCTGGGCGCGCACCGCCACTGCAGCAACTCGCGGACAGAAAATCTTTGCCGTGCTTGCTGACGGCACCATTAAGACCGGTGCTGCAGGAGCAACTATTTCCGGCGCAGTCGAAACGCCTTTCTATGCTGGTAGCGCTTGTGATGCAGGCGAACTGGTCAAAATCAGCACCTGGAGCAAGTAATGAACGAATTTCAGAAACACTATTCCGCTGCTAGCGGCAAATACGGCATCATTCTGCCGGGCGCGAAAGACTACCTGAAGCCTGACTTCGCAGAAAACTTCCAGATGGCTATGGATGCTCAGCCAACCATGGTTACCGCGAATAACGCAGGTATCCCGGCGTACTTCACCAACTACGTTGACCCTGAGCTGATTCGCGTTCTGGTCACGCCAATGAAAGCCGCTCAAATCTATGGCGAAGTGAAGAAGGGCGACTGGACTACCCTGACCGCTCAATTCCCAATCGTTGAGAGCACCGGTGAAGTTAGCTCTTATGGTGACTTCAACAACAACGGCATGGTGAGCGCTAACGTCAACTGGGTGCCTCGTCAGTCCTACCACTACCAGACCCATACCCGCTGGGGTGAGCGCGAGCTGGATATGTACGGTGCGGCGCGTATCGGTTACGCAGCAGAGCTGAACGTAGCATCTGCTCTGGTTCTGCAAAAGTTCCAGAACAAATCCTACTTCTTCGGCATTGATGGTCTGATGAACTACGGCGCACTGAATGACCCTAGCCTTCAGCCATCCGTAACCCCAGCACCTACCGGCACTGGTGGTAGCGTTCTTTGGGATGACAAAGATGGACAGGCGGTTTATGACGACATCGCCGGGCGTCTGTGGAAGCAACTCGTAGCGCAGACCAAAGGCCTTGTGGAACGCACCGATCGCCTCAAGCTCGGCATGTCTCCAGTGTTAGAGGTCAACCTGACCAAAACTAACATGTACAACGTGAACGTCACTGACCTGCTGAAGAAAAACTTCCCTAACCTGACCATCGAAACTGCCGTTGAGTATTCAACCGATGCAGGCGAAATCGTGCAGTTGATCGCAGAGCGCCTGGGTGAGCAGGACACCACTTATGCAGCATTCACCGAGAAGATGCGTGCACATGCTGTGGTGGTCGAAGAATCATCCTGGAAGCAGAAAAAATCCGGTGGCACATGGGGAACCATCATCCGTCAACCTCTGGCAATTGCCAGCATGCTGGGAGCATAAGAAATGGCTGAAGTAGTTACTGTTGGTTGCAAACTGCCTAACGGCCTTCTGATTGATGTTGACGGTGTGGTTGTCCATATCAATGGGGCAAATTCCTCGTCTGTGGTAGGTGGTTACGGCCTGACCGAAGGTGTTGATAAAGACTATTTCGAAAAATGGTTGAAGCAACACGCAAACCAGCGTTACGTGAAAGGCGAACTGGTATTCGCTCAGGCAAAAACCAACAGCGCACAGTCCAAGGCTTCCGAAAATGCCAAAGTGAAAACTGGGCTTGAAGGTCTGCCACAGGACAAGCCTATGGAAGGCGTGGTGAAAGACGAAGAAGCAATGAAGGCGCGAGGTTAATCATGGCGATCGTTGTTTTCGACATTAACGCATTCCGTGAGCGTTACCCCGAGTTTGACACGGTAAGTGGCACGCTGCTGAATGCGTATTTCGTTGAGGCAACGGTCTACCTTGATAACACTGATTGCAGTCCTGTTACCGATGTAAATGTGCGTGCGGTGTATCTGAATATGCTCGTTGCGCACATTGCAGCCCTGAATTCAGGTGTGGATGGTCAGAAGCCATCCGGACTTGTCGGCAGGGTTGCGAGTGCATCTGAAGGGTCTGTGTCAGTGTCCACAGGTGAGGTTCCTGTAAGCCCATCTTCATGGTGGTATCTGCAGACACCTTACGGTGCTGCTTACTGGCAGGCTACCGCTCCTTACAGGACGTTTAAATACGTTCCTGGCGCATCACCATCATTCTATCCCGGACATTATTACCGCAGGCCAGTTACCAGGAGGTGAGCATGACCACGTTTAGTGGTGGCGCAGCTTTAGAGGCGAAACTTGCTGAACTGGCGGAAAAGCTTGGTGATGGTAAAACGCTAAGGGTCGGATTCCTTGAGGGGGCAACATACCCTGACGGACAATCTGTCCCAATGGTTGCTGCAGCCAATGAATATGGCGACCCGGCAATGAACCGGCCGCCACGCCCATTCTTCCGGAACATGATCGCCGCAAAGTCACCAGAATGGCCGCAGGATATTGCGAAAATAGCCGAGGCTACCGGTTATGACGCAGAAACGATGCTGGGGATGATGGGTGAGCACATTAAAGGCCAGTTGCAGGGCTCAATCAGAGATTTGATGGAGCCTGCTCTTTCTCCAGTTACGATCGCCAAAAAGGGCTTCTCTAAGCCACTCATTGAAACATCCCACATGCTAAACAGCGTCGATTACGACATTAAGGATGGCGTATGAACCTGAGAGGCATAGCCAATAGCGCCACGAGAGCAATAAACCCCAACGTAAATGGAGTGTTCCGAATTAATACCGGCTTCACTACTTTACCTGGCGGAAAGCGAGAGCAGACGTACAGCAACGTTGATGTTGAAGTCCAGATGCAGGAGCTATCTTCCACCGACCTGCGACAGGTTGATGCCATCAACATTCAGGGAATCCTGAAAAGTGCGTATCTAAATGGGAACTTCAATGGAGTGAACCGACCAGATCAAAAGGGTGGCGACATTCTTATCGTTAACGGTCAGCAGTGGTTGGTGGTGAAGGTTCCTGAGTTATGGCCTGACTGGTGCCGAGTGATTGTTAACCTGCAGAGGTCGCCATGACAGCCACAGTAGACATCACAGAGCTTGACCTGCGCATTGCGCTGCAGGCGTTTCTGATGGATATCACCGGACTCACCATCGACAACGTGCTGGTAGGTCAGCAGAACCTTACGCCAATGCCGCTTCATGACTTTATCATTATGACGCCGATGAAGCAGATAGGCCTGTCTACAAACCGCATTAAATACGACGACAACGGCGTGTATGGCGAAGGCAAACAGCTCAACCAGCGCAGCACCCAATGGCCTTGCCAGATTGATTGTTATGGCGAGAACGCAGCTGATAACGCTGCAATTATCGGTACGTTAATCCGCTCAGACTTTGCCTGTGAGTGGTTCAGGCAGAACGGCAATGTCATCACCCCTCTTTACTGCTCAGACCCTCATCAGACAACGATGATAAACGGCGAGCAACAATACGAAGGCCGCTGGACGATGGAATTCATCGGGCAATTCAACCCGTCTGTTACCACCCGACAGGACTTCATGGACAGCATTACAGTCGGCGTTATTGCCGCAGATTTAAAATACCCACCGGAGAGTGCATAAATGGCAATCCCATTACGCAAAGATATTCAAATCAATCCTGGAGTGCTGCCAGCGGGCGGTTCAGCGCTTGATCTGAATGGCCTTATCCTTACCGACAGCGCTTATGCTCCGGTGGGGAGTGTTATCACGTTCACGAACAAAGAAGACGTAGCGTCCTATTTCGGGAGTGCATCTGCTGAATTCAGCATGGCCGAAGTGTATTTTCAGGGCTACGACAATTCCACCAAGACCCCGGGCGCGTTGCTGTTTGCACGATTTAACCCGGAAGCAGCGGCAGCATGGTTGCGCTCAGGCTCTATGGCGGCCGTAACTTTAGACCAGCTTAAATTGCTGAGCGGTGTACTGACACTGACCGTTGACGGAACTGCGCACACCTCAGCCAGTATCGACCTGAGCACGGCAACAAGCTTTGCCATGGCTGCTGACCTGATTGAAACAGGTATCGGCTCCAGCGTAACGGTCGAGTACGACACTACTCAGAAGCGCTTCATCATCACCAGCGCGACTGATGGCGCGGCGAGCACTATTACCTACGCAACCGGTACTTTGTCTGCTGGCCTGAAACTGACAGCAGCAACCGGCGCTCAGTTGTCTCAGGGCGCAGATGCAGCAGTAGTCACTACGGCGATGCAGTCAGTGCTTGATAGCTCTCAGAACTGGGCAATTTTCACGACCTCTTTCACTCCGACTGAAGAGGAAGCGCTGGACTTCTCCGCATGGGTTAACGGCCAAAATTACCGGTTCGGATACGTGCCATTCACGCTGGAAGAATCCGCGCTAGTATCTGGCTCAACAGACACACTGGCATACAAAATCATCAGCACATACGACTATTCCAACGTCGTACCGGTGTTCGGTGACCAGACCCATGCAGCTAGCGTTATTGGTTATGCCGCATCTCTTGACTTCGACCGTCAGGAAG